AAACGTGGGAACAGAATGAAAGAATGCCTTATAATTTTACTGCACTTGGAAAGAAGATTGCAGATTATAAGAAAAACGATATAGTTGTTAGTTCAAATTTTCGTCTGGTAAATCTATTTTCTTCCAGAATGCGAAAAAGAGAATTGAATGATGCATATCGGAATCTTCTTCTAATTGCAGAATGTTTTAATTCACGTTATATGTATTATTATTCTAGAAATCATGTTTATGGAATGCCTAGTAATTTTTCACTTGGTGGAACTCCGTTGGATGATACGATTATTGCTGCAAAAAGTGTGATTGAAGAATTCAAAATGAAATCACGAGCACAGATTGTTAATACAGTATTTTTGACAGATGGTCAAAGTAATCGTAGTCGTGAATATGTAGGTTCGGATAATGTAGTTCTTGGTTTCGGAAGAGGTGATGCTGTTCATATTGATGACCCTGCAACTCGTATGAGAATATATCCCAATGATATAAAAAATTCAAGAGATGGAATGACTTCTTTACTTTTACTTGGACTCAAGAAATCACTTGGAATTAATCTTCTTGGATTTTTTCTGACTTCTGGTGGTGGAAAAAGAGTTGTTTCAAATTTGAGTTGGGTTATAAATCGTTATCCCACCGAAGAAGATGTTTCTTATTTTCGTAAGAATAAATTCTTGATTGATACGGGAACAGCTTATGATGAACTTTATGTCATTAATGTTAAAGGACTTGAAATTGATGAAGTTGACCATATCGGTGAAGTTGAAGTTGGTTCTTCTAAATCAGAACTTCGGAAAGCTCTGAAAAAGAATACCAAGGGCAAGTTACAGAATCGTATTCTTCTCAATGCATTTGTTGAGAAGGTTGCGTGAAAAAACTTGACATTCGTGTTCAGATTTGATATAATATAATTGTGAAAGTGAGAGAAGATTGACTTCTCTCCTATTTTAAACCTCCAATACGGAGATTATTTGTTATGATGTTGAATGAAAAACAAGAAAAGTCTCTTGATGCGTTTCGTTCCTTTGTTGGCAATGAGATTTTTACCAGAAAGGATATTTCACGATTCACAGATGAGACAAAAACTCATAAAGAGCTTGGGGTTATTCGCCCTTGGTTTTTAGTTGATGTTTGTGAAAAAATTGACAGGGGAGAATATCGTTTTCCTACTGTTAATGGTTCATCAACCGAAACTGTTGATGAATCTAATGTAGTTTCTCTTGCAACTAACGTTGCAATGAAATCGGAAGAAGTATCTATGGCAACTAATGTCATTGAATTTCCAAATACGGACAAAGAATCATATGTTCCTTCAAGAGTTAAGGAATATGTAAAATTCGGACATTATGGTGATGTAAAAACCATCAAAAAGTCTGGTCAATTTTATCCTGTTTTTATTACTGGTCTTTCTGGAAATGGAAAAACCATGATGATTGAACAAGTTCATGCTGAACTGAAAAAAGAACTTTTCAGGGTGAATATTACTATTGAAACTGATGAAGATGACTTGATTGGTCACTATGCATTAGTTGATGGTAGGACGGTTTGGCAGGACGGGCCAGTTACGATGGCGATGGAACGTGGTGCAACTCTTCTTCTTGATGAAGTTGACCTTGCATCAAACAAGATTATGTGTCTCCAGCCTGTTCTGGAAGGAAATCCACTTCTGATTAAAAAAGAAGGTAGGATTGTTCGTCCGAAAGAAGGTTTTACAGTCATGGCGACTGCAAACACCAAAGGTAAAGGTTCTGAAGATGGTCGGTTCATTGGAACAAATATCTTGAACGAAGCCTTTCTTGAAAGGTTTCCTATCACAGTTGAACAAGAATATCCTTCTGTTTCAGTTGAGAGAAAAATCATCATAAAGTTGATGGAATCTCTTGGTTGTGAAGATTCAGAATTTGCTGGGAAACTGGTAGATTGGGCAGACTTGATTCGTAAGACTTTCTATGATGGTGGAGTTGATGAAATCATTGCTACTCGCCGTCTGGTTCACATTGTCCAAGCGTTTTCAATCTTCAATGATCGCATGAAAGCGATTGCAATGTGTGTTGCAAGGTTTGATGACCAAACCAAAGAAACTTTCATGGACTTGTATTCCAAGTTGGATGATAAGGTTTCCATGCCTTCCGATGAGGAAGAAAATGGAGATTCTGAATCGTCTGAAACTGAAGAAGAAAACGAAGATTTAAGACCATTCTAAATAAAAGAATAGGGGTTGGTTGAAATGACTGACTCCTATTTTTCTATGGCCTAAAGTGGAGTTGTAATGGTAGAAATATCTGTACCAATTGAAGAATTACGTAAAGCAAAAATTATGGTATGTACGCCCATGTACGGAGGTATGTGTGGTGGAATGTATACAAAAGCAAGTTGTGACTTAGCGACACTTGCATCAAAATATGAAATGGATTTGAAGTTTTTTTATCTCTTCAATGAATCTCTCATACCAAGAGCTAGAAATTATTTGTGTGATGAATTTATGCGGGCCGAAGAATATACTCATCTCATGTTTATAGATGCAGATATTCATTTTGACCCCAAAGATGTATTGACTTTAGCGGCACTGGATAAGGATATTATTGGAGGACCATATCCAAAGAAATGTATTGCTTGGGAGAAAATTCGGAATGCTGTTGATATGGGTCTTGCAGATGAAGATCCTCAAATTTTAGAAAATTATACTGGTGATTATGTTTTTAATCCAGTTGAGAATACACATAAAATTCAAGTATCTGACCCAGTTGAAGTTTTGGAAATTGGTACAGGTTTTATGATGATTAAACGACAAGTGTTTGAGAATTTCAAAGACGCTTATCCACAGTTTTCTTATAAACCTGACCACAATCGTTCAGAACATTTCACAGGCGACCGATATATACACGCCTATTTCGATACTGTCATTGATTCCAAACAATACCTTGGAGATATTGCAGATGGTAGTGACCGATATCTGTCAGAAGATTATTTCTTTTGTCAATTTGTTCGTAAAATAGGGTATAAGATTTTTCTTTGCCCTTGGATGAAATTGGGACATGTTGGGACATATGTGTTCAGTGGTTCCATGGCCAGTCTCGCACAACTTGAATTCGCCTCTCATGGTGTAGATAATGATTCTAGAGTGAAAAATTATGAAAAACGAAGACGAAAAACTAAACAAGAAAATAAGAAAAATCGAAAACGAAATTAATTATGTTTTTGATGAAGACAAATATTTGAGTGAAATTTGGGATGCAATAGATAAAACATATTCTTCTCATTATGCTCAAAATAAAGTTCAATCAACCGAATTTATTGCCGATGCAGGCCATGGGGAGGGGTTTTGCATCGGCAATATTATCAAATATGCTCAAAGATATGGTAAGAAAGGTGGCTACAACAAAAGTGACTTGACAAAGGTGGCACATTATGTCATAATAATGTTATACTTACATGATAATTTTTATAAACGTGATTCTCAAGGAGTTTCAAATGAAGTTAAGTGAAAATACAGTAACGTTCCTCAAGAACTATGCAACAATCAATCAAAGTCTAGAATTTCGTGAAGGAGATACACTCAAAACTGTATCACCATTGAATACAATTCTAGCATCTGTTAAAATTGCAGACATGTTCCCAAAAACATTTCCAATATATGAATTGAATCGATTTTTAGGAACTCTTTCTCTGTTCGATAATCCTGAACTTGAGTTCACTGAAAATTCTGTTCAAATATCTGATGGCAAGAAATATGCCGAATATCGTTATTGTGGGAGTAGTACGATGTTTCAAACACCACCTGACAAGGAAATTAGTTTTCCTGAACCTGAAATTTCTTTTGTATTAGAACAAGATGATTTCAAACAATGTATCAATGCGGCCAATACTCTTGGTTTACCTGAAATTGTTGTAGAAGGCGATAAATCAGAAATTCGTCTTGTGGTTTCTGATACAGGTAATGTTAGTTCCGATATGTTTTCTATTAGGGTAGGTAATACCGATAAAGAATTCAAAATGATTTTCAAAACAGAAAATCTTAATAAAATTATGGAAGGTGGATATGATGTTGAATTGTCTTCCAAACGAATCTCACATTTTAAGAGAAAATCCGATTCCCTTGAGTATTGGATTGCAATGGAGGCCAACTCAACTTATGAAGGGTAATTATGATGGATTCTCTTTTGTGGGTGGAAAAGCACCGCCCAAAAACTATTGATGATTGTGTTTTATCTGATTCAATCAAAACAACTCTCAGAGATGTAGTCAGTCAAAATAAAATTCCAAATCTGATGTTTACAGGAACATCGGGTATTGGCA